ATATAGATGATGTTGCTAGTCAAGCAGAAAGCACAGGAGAAACGCTGACCGAAGAAGAATGCCGAGATGTTTTAGCCATGGTAATGCGTAAGCATGACTGCAATATCGGCATCAATTGGGAAGTAATTGATTATTGGATAGATCAAATAGTTAGCGAAAGGGAAGAGAGTGAACAGTGAACTTGAATATCTTGTCCTATATCTAATCAAGAAACACAAAGACGAAATCATAAAAGATGCGGATTGGTGGTTTGGTTTGCCTGAATATTGGGTAAATGTTCATGACTATTTTGAGAACAATACTTTCCATATAAATGTTTACAAAACTAACGAGGATGGCATAACTGACTACTCACATTGGGAAGATCTGCCAAGCCTAACATTAGAGGAGTTAAAAGCATTATGACTAAATGGGCAATAAGATTGATGTATGACGAACCAATATGGACTTGCAATGGTAAGGAGATTCTATTTGATACCGAGGCAGAGGCGGTAGAGGCATTAAATAAGGAGATAGAAGACGAGGAAGAAGATGTCCGTCTTGGCTATCTTGAGGACTGCTCTTACGAGGAATTTAGAATCGTGGAGATCGTATGAATTGGGTCGTGCAGTTTGATAAAGAATTTATTCAGAAACTTGGGAGAAAAGAAATGAGAAGATATGGAATGACTGTCAAATATAGTGGCACAGTATATGTGGAAGTGGACTGTCCAAACGGGGAAGATCCCGAAGAATATGGAATGGATGTTGCTAGTCCATTTGATGTAAAAGATTGGGAGATCGTAGAAGTATATGGAGTAGATGAGGTCGATCCTAATGAGTAGAAACGAAATAATCCATATGGTAGATAGGCTTGACCGAGAGGGTGGCTTTGCTAAGGCACTCGGTCAGGCTTGCCTCTTGGCTGATGAAGATAATCTCAGGAAGTTGATGCGGACTTTTCCTGAGATTTTCTACAAGGTCAAGGTCATAAAATAGAGGAGAGGGTTAGGCTTGCCTGTTCTGTCCCTACCCTAGACTCGTAGTCGTTAAAGTCTTCCCCATTTACATCTGATATCCAATATCTTTTATCCGTAGATTTGGCGGTCTTTATTCCTACTGCGTCATGGTCGGCAACGATCACGCACTTATCTAATCTCTTGGCTAGGTTGCTTATGTTTCCTGCGGAGAATGCGACATGAATCGTGTATCTCTTCCTGAGAAACTTCATAGTCCTACGGATAGATAGTGCGGTGGCATACCCCTCACAGATAATGTCCAATCCTTTATTATCAAAGACGGCAGACGCACCTCGTGTGATTTGTCCCGTTAAAAACTTCTTGTTCCCACTTTTGTCGATCAATTGACACCCTACCAAATTCCCTTCGATACGCATTGGGATAACCAAGAGATCATTCCATACATACCCTTTCTCAGTAGAGAAACCTTTCTTCTCCAAGTAAGGATGGCATTTCTTCTCTGCGTTGTTCAGTATCCATCCCGCTTTCTTACTAGCCTTGATCTGTCGTTCCTGTTTAGACGCATCAGCGTCCTTCTTTTTCTGTTGCCACATTGGGTCAGGCTTGCTATCTCCCCTCCAAGATACGGGCTTTTCATGGACTGCCCAATTCTGCACCGCACCCGTCCTCCCGTCATAGATATACGCACCATTCTTCTTGTGGGGATGGGTAGTAGTCGGCACTCTTGTCCATTTGTCGAAGGTCAGGCTTTGAATAATTAACCCGTGCATCTCAGCAAATCTTTCAAAGTTCACTTCATATCCTCCTCTGCCATCAAGCAGAAGATACCGCATTCAATTGATTGTTCTTTAGGATAGTTACCTGCATCAGTAGGCAGTTCATCCAAATAGCAGTCTTTAAAAACAGTATGCCCTTTAAACCTTTCCAACTTTGCCATGCGATCAAAGGCTTCTGGGAAATCAACACGGATTTTGTTCCAATATCCCTTACCGCCTTTTACACAACCTACGCAATTGTTATTGTGATACCCCAACTTATACATCTGTGGCAGTTCTATGCCAGCCTTTTGTATCAAAGCAAGGCAGTCTTCTTTGCCCAATCCCTTTTCAATCAACGGGGTCTTTATGTTTACATCTGAATTGGCATCAATGAATCTATCTAAACGATCCTGTTCTTCTGCTGTATATCCGAAGACTTGGATGTCGGTCGGCAACTCAAACCTTTCTCTGATCTGTTTCTTTAAAGCCCTTGTGCATGGCGATCCGTATGGGGTTCGCATATAGTTCTTTTCAAATACCCGATAGATTGATCGGTCATAGAAGTCGTTCCCCAAGATTTCAATCTTTTGCCCAAACCATTCCTCGCACTCGGCTAAAAATCTTTTGTTGTCAGGGTGTTCTTCCTTGACTTCGGTATAGGCAACGATCACAGGTATCTTTCCTTTGTTCTCAACTAAGGTTAACTTTGTAGCAACGGCACTCGCTGCGCCACAACTAAACCAACAGACTATTCTCATGAAGATGCCCTTATGTTTTCAATTTTTCTTGTTAGTTTCTCTTGACCCTTACGATATGCAATAGATCTTGATTTAATCCAACCCATGGTTTCTGTGGATGGTTCTTTTGCTGTCGGCACAAGTCCTCTTGGGAATGCACCAAACTTCTCACGCACCTTATGATATGCCCACCCATCCTTGATGCCTCTAGTCCTAGCGTAGTAGAGCAGTTGAGAATAGAAATCTTGTGGGCTAATCTTTAACTTAGCATTAGATATTGCTAGTTCTTCTAATTCGCCATCTATGTTAATGACCGATGACATCCGCTTACGAATGTGTCCGCAGTTGTCACACTTGTCTGTCTTGCTAGTCCATAGGGCTTCACAAGCAGGGCATTTCAGTTCTTTCTTTTCTCTTTCGGTCGGTTCTCTCTTGGCTTTCTCGCCACCATCCTTGAGTTCTTTTACCCCTTCCTCATACAGAGAATCCCAATCATCTTTAAATCGTAGGTAGTTCCCTGAATGATCTAGCCACAAGCCATACTCTTTGCCAGGATGGGTTCGCATGATGCGTCCTAACTGTTGGACATGGGATGAGAAAGACTTACTAAATGGACGGGCAGATACACCAATCATGACATCCGTTACGTCAAACCCACGGGTCAGAATGTCAGTAGCAATCAACCCATGTATCTCCGTGTCTGGCTTAGAAAAGTCTTCGATGGTATCCCGTTTAAAGTCATCATCTTCCTTATAGGATATGGATTCAAACCTATAACCATGTTCTAGAAACTTTGCTTGTAGGTGTCTGCCATGTGCCACTCCTGAACAAAAGACAATCGTCTTTACAGGCTTACCAAATACTTCTAAGGTTTTCTTCTCCCATTCCGTAACGATATCTCCTGTAATCTTGATGCCTCGTTCTGTAACATCATCCGCAGACCACTCGCCCGCTACCTTTTTTGCACCTTCCATGTCTATTTCTTTTGCGATAAATACTCGCAGAGGACATAGCCACCCATCCGTTACTAGATCTCCCGTAGATTTAGCACCTACGATATGGGTATAGACACTCCCAAGACCTTTCGTAAAAGGGGATGCAGTCAGTCCTATGACTTTGATATGAGGATTGTCTTTAATAAACTTATTAACGCCACGCCTTGCTATGTGGCATTCATCTATGATGAGTAGATTGATATCAGGAAAGGTCTTCCGTCTTTCTAATGTCTGTGCAGAGCAGACTTGAATCCTCTCGTGTGGGCGGTATCTCCAATGGGTAGACTGCATGACTCCATGATCTATCCCATATTTGTCTAGACGGGCGCTGGTTTGGTCGATCAATACAATCCGATCCATTACCATAGCGGTCTTTTTATAATTCTCTGCAACCGCTTTCATGATTGCCATGGCTACCTCAGTCTTACCAAAGCCCGTTGGGGCATACAGTAATTGGCAACGATGGCCGTCAGAAAATCCCTGTCTAATCTTTTCCACCACCTCTACTTGGTGTGGTCGCAACTTCAGCATACTTTTCTCCTGCTAGGAAACTGCCTAGCGTCAGTTATTAAACAGCTTCTTTTTCTAACTTTTGTAATTGTTTTTTATACCAATTCAATTGCTTTTTCATCTCAGCATTTTCCCTCATATAACCATCACGGCTGGTAGTCATGGACTCTAGTTCCTGTTCCAATCGTTTGTTATCAGCCCGTAGTTCCTCAATGGTTTGTTCTGCCATCTTCTTTTGTTCTGGACTAACATCCATCACCTTGAGAGCCAACTGATCTAAGAGTTTTGTGTTCTCTTCTTCTAATTCTTTTTGGGTAACTAGAAGTTCTGTAACCTTATCGTCTTGATTAAACTCGGTATCAACATTGGTAGGTTTGTTCTGATCTTTGTTCCGTGCCTTTAATGGATCTTTTTTCTTTTTATCTTTTGGCTTCTCAAGACTTTCTTTTATATCGTTAACAAAGGTATGGGATACACGGCAAAGTTTCCCGATCTCACGATTGGTTAATGAACCCCACTCTACATCATCTAGTGCAATCAGAACCGCCTTACGCTTATCCTTGTTGGTTCTTTTTAATCCGTGCTTGTCATTAGTCCCAAGGGCATACTCAAGGGCGTTGCGTAGTGTTCCATTGATAACATCTACCTCAATCGTGGGCATCTTGGTTTGTTTGTGACCAAAGTATCTGTGAAATCCATCTGCCAAATAGTATTTAATCCCGTCATAGAATACTGTCACGGGTGGCAGGGACTCCTTATTCAGTAAGGCTTCTGCGTATTCCTTCACAGTTTTTTGATCTATCTCATCACGGGTCTGCGTTCCCTTGTCAATGATGATTTGTTCGAGCTTTAGTTTCATTTCATTCTCCTATTGAAATTGTCTTAATTGGTCCAGCATATGTTCAAGATCCGACCGCTTAGGGTTTGAGTTCTTTAACATCTTTTGGGCTTTTACTACTTTCTCTTTCCATTGAACCAAGTTCATCAGACTGCCATTGATAACTGCTTGGGGTATTATTTTTAGTTGTTGAGTAATCTGTTCTTTCAGGTTCATCTTTATAACAATCTTTCTATTTATTAAATGTAGTTTCTAGTAGTTATATCAAGGTTCTCTTTTGGTGAGCGCACTCAGCCTACCTAGTGCGCCTTTAACCGTTTCTCTTTTGGAGCCACAGCACTCGCCAGTCGTTCGTGGAATCGGCACTAGCTTCGCCACCGATTTGTGCAGTATCACATCCACTTACCCCCAGTCTGCTTACTCGCTATGTCGCTGGCGTTTTATCCGCTCAACATATCAAGGCTGGAAACGAAAAAAGACCGCTATAGTCTGTCGTTTCTAGGATATAACACAGCGTAAATTCCCTGGACATAACTTACGTTGTGCGAAACAACAGACCATAACGGTCTATCTATCCAGAATTTTACACCAAGTTCCCACTCAGCGTAATCAGTATAGGAAAGACTTTGGAAAAATGCAACAGTATTAGGGAAAGTCCTTAGAAAGTGGAAACGTTTCCACTTAGTGCTACCAGCAACGCCTTTAAAACAATGTATGTGAAGCATTGAAAGTCACTGGTAGCAATGACATTTTATATTTAAAAAGAGGAGTGTGATGCACGTGTGAGGAGAATAGACACCACACTCCAAAGGAAAGCCAGTAGGGAAAGAAACTGAGAAACCTACTGGTATTTAGAGTTTATTCCATAACCACTTCTCTCACAACCCACTTACCAGACTTATCCTTTTTCCAACCATGTACCACTACTTCCCACCCAGCAGATTTAACTATGGGGTATGTGTCTAAGTCCTTGATTTTATTCATTCTTGCAGACATATTTCCATAGCTGGTAGTCTGGACTGCGATTGTTTTGCCTTCCTTTATACAGAGGATATCCACGAAATTAAATAGGTCTTGCCTGATTTTGGCAAACGGATTCCATCTCTCAGTAATCTCGCAAAGATACCCTTGGTCTCGCATTAACTTAAGACTTCTTTGAGTAGGGCTACTAGCCATTTACATTTCCTTTGTTTTATGTTGCAATAAGAACAAATATTCTGTTGACATACGTATATAGATGTAATACATTACTTGAAAAGGGAGAAATATACATGAAAGATTACGCTGAATCATTGGTTAATGCCAGAGAATTACTGCGCAGAGCCGAAAATTGCCTTCTAGCAAACAACCATATGGGTGCATACCACCATGCTATGCAATCCTTTCGGGAGACAGAAGACTTGCTGGACTACTGCCTAGAAAAGACCAAGGATTTAAAGAACTGCTAATGAGGATTAACTTAAGCACATCAGAACTGTTTGTTTGCCGAATGCTTGGGATGATGCGTAGATCAACGGCCATGAATCGTGTTGGCGATCAACAGATGGGAGATCAAGACACATGGGCTATTGATATAGACGGGGTAATTGGAGAATTTTGTGTAGCCAAGGCATTAAATCTTTGCCCAGATTTCAGCGTCAGCGTTAGAAGTGGTGGTTCAGATCTAATTACTCATGATAAGCAAACAATTGATGTAAAGACCACAAGGGTAAAGAGTGGAAGATTGTTGGCTACCTTAAAGAAGGCAGATGCCTCATGCGACTTGTACTACCTTGTGATAGTTGACGATTTTGGTGGCAATTTAGTTGGATACATAAATAAAGAAAAATTATTTGTGGAAGAAAATAAAAAAGATATTGGTCATGGAATTGGTTACATCATGAATCAAGATCAATTAAACATGGTGGAGTTATGAGAAAAGGTTGGAAGACCCGTATAGATGAACGCATATATTTTGAAGAAAAGAAAAAAGAGCAAGAAGAATTTGCCATGATGCGTAAATTTATGAACCAAAAAATGGAGCATGAAATTCAAATGAAACTACAGGAGATGAGGGGAAACAATGAACTTAACTGAACTAATTAAAGACTTTGGTCGCTGGCTTTTGCTAGTAAGCATGGCTATGTTTGCCATTGTTCTTACGGGATTTTGTCTCAAGTTTTTCTACAACGTATTTATGTTGGGCTGGAGATTAATGTGAAAATAACAAATAAATTTAACCTGCCTCAGACATTCGTAAATGTCCTGAGTAGACCGACTTATACCAAGGGTAAGGCACATCTGTCCGTTACCGAGTTAATAAATAGCCCACGCATTGTCCAACTCAAAAACACTTACTATGACCAATTGGAAGAAGATGTTGCTGATAAAGTGTGGGCTATCTTTGGAACTGCTATCCATGCCGTATTAGAGCTTGGCAAGGACGAAAACCATGTAATCGAACAACGACTCCATGCCGAACTAGACGGGTGGAACATATCGGGTGCGGTAGACTTACAGCGTATAGAACCTGACGGCATCATTGTTTCTGACTACAAAACCACGGGTGCGTGGGGCGTCATGAACGAGAAGATTGAATGGGAACAGCAGTTAAATATCTACGCATGGCTAGTAGAAAGAGTTAAAAAAACTCCCGTAAAAAAGGTGGAGATCATAGCCATCATTAGGGATTGGAGTAGACGAGATGCTCAGACGAAGGAAGGATATCCAGAGGCGCCTATCAAGGTCATTGATGTTCCGCTTTGGTCTTATAAAGAACGTGAGAATTTTATTAAGGAAAGAATCCGTTTACATTCCGATGCGCTTTTTGCTTCCGAGACAGGGGAAGATTTGCCTGTCTGCACACCTGAGCAAATGTGGGAGAAGGCGACTTATTACGCTATACGCAAGACTGGTGGGAAACGTGCGACCGCCGTCTGCGATACCAAGGAAGATGCCGATAAGAAACTATCAGAACTTGGCAAAGGTTACGAAGTAGAAGTGCGATTAGGAGAGAGGACTCGCTGTGCAAACTTCTGTTTAGTAAGGGACTTCTGCGATCAGTGGAAGAATTTTAATCAAGGAGAATGATTATGGAAACATCACAGGAATTAACTTTAAAGTTTATGGTGGCATTGGCAGCAAACCCAGCATACACAAGCCCAGACGAAGACTGGGAAACGGACGCTTTTAATATTTACACAATGGCACAAACATTAACTCACCTATATTTAGGGAAGATAGCATGAGCGTATATAAAAAATTACAAGAAGCCCGTGTAAGGCTTCACAATACAAAACTGAATAAGTCGGGCAAGAACTCCTACGCAAAGTTTAGTTACTTTGAGTTGGGAGATTTTGTCCCGCAAGTTACTTCGATCTTCAATGACTTAGGTTTGTGTGGGGTGGTATCTTTTACCCAAGATACTGCTTACCTTACAGTTCATAATGCTGATGGGGAGAAGGATGACTTTGTTACCTTTACATCCCCGATGGTCTTTGCCAGTATGGATAAGACTCAGCCCATTCAGAACCTAGGTAGCACTCATACTTATTTGCGCCGTTACTTATGGTTAATGTGCATGGAAATAACTGAGAACGACATTGTAGATGCTAGTGAACCTAAGAACCATGAGCCAAGTCTTGCACCGCCATTTAAACCTATTGCGCCTAAAGCAAAGGTGCATACCAAACTGGATGGAGAGCCAGGTGATTGGCAACTAAAGGTAGATGGTGTTGAGAATCTACCAGCAGTTGTTGGTGCGGTCGAGTTGATGTTGACTTTGGTAAAAAAGGAAGAAGACATTAAATCAATCTTCCAAAAGAACCGCAACATCTTTGACGCCATGAAGACCGAGTATCCAAAAGATTACGAAGATGTATTGGCTAGATTTAAACAAGCAAAAGAAAACTTAACGAAGGAGTAAACATGGCGTATGAACAGAAACCCAATACGGGTGCATTTTTTATTAACAAAAAGCAGACAGGTAATCAACCCAATCTGCGTGGATCTGTCCATGTAGACAAGGTATTGCTAGAGAATTTAATTCATCAATCAAAAGGTCAACTAGTAGAGATTGCTATTGCTGGGTGGAATCAGAAGTCTAAAGCAGGTGAACCTTATATTTCGCTTGCAGTATCTGAGCCATATAAGAAAGAAGAACAATCACAAATTGGGGAGAAACAACCATGGGAAGTGTAAGACGTGGACGACCCGTTGGGTCTAAGAACAAACCAAAGGTTAAGACTGTGCGCCTCACCAATACTCAAATAGCGCTTGGTAAAAAGTTGGGCGTGTCTCCTGAGCAGTATGCAAAATCACTTATTAAGATAGAGAAACAAGAAAAAGCTTCTTTAGCTAGAAAGAAACGTGCCTCAATTAAAAAAGTGGATTGGGAGAAACTTTCTAAAGAATTACATGAGTCACTTAAAAGTCAAATAAAAGAAAACGAACAGCACCATAAATGGTGCTTGGAGTGGAGGGAAAAGTTTGACAAACTAGAGGCTGAACATAAAAAAGAAGTTGAAGAATTAAATAAGCAGTTACATCAATCTTCTATTCGTGCTTATAAGTTAAAAGGCATTGTCGAGTATTTGGAGGATCAAATTGAACACAATTCAATTCGAAGCAATTAAGACCGCTTTAAGGCAGACAAAGGATGGCTATGGCTTATCGTTAGCAGTCCATCCAGACGATCTGCCAGAAGACTTAATGCGTGACTTTGTAGGCTCTAGGTACATGGTAGTAATGGTGCGGATTGGAGACAACGAGCAACCAGTCAACCGTGAACTAGAGTTTCCAGGAGACCATGCGGTAAAGATGGCTGGCATGATGTGCAGAGATCCTGAGTTTTGGAAGTGGGTTGGTCAGAATGCAGTATTGCCACAAGATATTAATTCTGAAAAAAAATGTGCATCATGGTTAGCCGATTACTTAAACATACAGTCTCGCAAGGAATTGAAGGAAAAAGAAACAGTTAGAGAAGAATTTAATAAATTACGGAAATCATTTGAGATTTGGAAAAAATCATGACAGATAAGAAATTAGTGCCATACAACCTTTATTTATATACAGAACACGTAGACAAGTTAAAGAAGATGGCTGGTCAACGAAAGGCATCTAGTCTTGTAAGGGATGCAGTATCTATGATGTTAGACGGAAAAGATGAGTATTGCGCTGGCTACAATCGTGCTTTATTAGATTCTGTATCTGTTATTCATTCATGCAAAGAAATAGAATATATTGCAGTGCGTGGCGTACAGATTTCAGATATCTTGGCAGACCATATTAAATCCATGGAGAAAACCAAATGACCGATCAGGATAAAGAAATGCTCAGAGATGTGTTTGCAGGATTAGCCATGTGCGGTTGGATTATTAGCGGAGACTACCCTAACGATCAAATACCAAACATAGCATACGCTATGGCAGATGAAATGATAGAGGCTCGTAAGCCCCAAGAGATAGGAATTAAAACTGTAAGAAAGGCAAGAAACTATGCTAAGACCAACACCAATACGTAAGTCTATAAATGGAATAACAGCTATGACTAACAGTTGTTTCCCAGTCGGACCAAAAAACTCTTCTAAAAAAACGTGGATTGCTGACAAGGAACTTTATCTTGGCGACATTAGTGGAATAGAAAGAGTATTAACACCAGTCTACATAGCTATCGATGAACATAAAATTACATATCTAATGGATGCTATAACAGGAACTTTATATCGACAAAAAGATAAGAAGTGTATGTCATCTGATCAATTAATTTTAAAAAAATATGAGAAGGTAGATGGTCTTAATAAACGTTTGATGGAAGTTAAAAGCGAACATTCAAGAGGTGATGAATGAAAGAAACCCCATACAACAACGGCAAAGTAAAAATTGGTAACGCAGTTTATCTAAACAAGTTAGTTAACCCACCATACATTGAATATGATGAAGATATGTTGGAGTTACAAAGCTATCTTATCCACGACCCACGCATACTGAACAGAGAGTATTGGATTAAACGGGTTTACATTATGTTTCTTCTTTTTGTTTTGACTGTTATGTTAATGGCAAATTGATATGATCGTCACAATACTTAATATGTTTGCTCTGTTTGTCGCTACCTGTGCGGTGCTGATCTTTGCCGTAGTCTTTGCGTTCTTCCTGTTCATTATGTATGCCTGTATACACATTGGTTGGAGAGAGATTAAGGGGATGCCGTTGTCTGAACTATGGAATAGGATTCAGAAATGAAAGGCGAATATAAAGTGTGTTCTTTGGAAGAAGCCGAAGCGTTTACCAAAAAACGACGAAAGGTGAACATACGAACAGTTGAAAATACTATTGGGCTGGCACGTAGTGTCGCTAATGGAACAACCAAATTTCCGTTTATGGGTTATTGCGCAGACCTGATGGAAAAGATGTTAGAAGAGATTAAACAGGCAAGAAAGGCACAAGAGAAATGAACAATGAACCAGTAGCGTACATCAACGTAGAAGAACGCAAGCTAGAGTGGGCAAAGCCTATGACATGGCATACACCCACCATAGCGCAGATGGAAAAAATACCGCTCTACACCCATCCAGCAAAGACACTAACAGATGAGGAAATACACAATATCTATGTACATATGTCTGGTAAAGCAGAAGGAATATCATCTGTTACTGGCAAAGCGGATTTCCCTGTTTTATTTGCTAGAGCCATTGAAGAATGGTATGGCATAAAGGAAGCGGGTGAGAAATGACATTCTTAGTAGCTAACATACCACCAGTCAAGTGCTTTGTGCGTAGAGAGTTTCTTTACAACCACGAGAAGGGGCATGGAGAACTAGAACCCTGTGTGTGGATGACTGCCAAGGCTATTAAGGGTCAAGCGTTTCGTATAGAGTCTATGTTAACCAACTACGGTGCGCTGTACGACAAGCTACCAATCCATGCGTATGTGTGGAAAGAAGTAGCCGAGCCGTTGCCATTAGATCACTTACAGATATGGGACTGTCTGTCATATGACATGGCGGTGATTGAGAAGTCAAACCTACGTGGGCTAAAGGTTAAGTTTTTTGGTAAGGATAAGCAGTTTCACTTTGGCAACTACCTGTTCACCATTGACTTTGCCTCGCCCGAATCCAATAGGTTAGATACCAGCTTTAGTGAGGGAGTCGAGGAACATAAATCGTACAACTTTATTAAGCTAGATAACGGGCAGTTTGCCTGCCAGCCCAACAATCGTTGCCTTTGGTATGACGTGTCGCTAGTACCAGCAGTTCTAAAGACACCTGACTTTAAGATACCTACCGAGGTATATAGCGTTGAGAACCACGCTAAGTGGAGTGCTAAGGATGAATGGTTTTATAACTTTGAGGAGATAACATGACCACCTTTACGACTGAAGATAGAGAGAACTCATCGCCCCCACACATTGTGGATAGTGGTGCTAGTGTTAAAACTTTGGCTGATTACATTGAGCAGGAAACCCGTGAAGAGATGTTACGACACCAACTTCATATTGTTCAGGCCGAATGTCAAAGACTTCGACAGAAGCTAAAGGAATATGGTTGCAACGAATAGAAAAAGGCCTTAATCGCAAGGAGGACTGGCAAGTAGAGCAAGACTCTATGAACCAGTCCAATGCTAGGCGAGAGCTAGAACAGTTCTTAGGGGTAGATATAGAAACCAAAGAAAACTTTAGTATTTGGGATTGGGAGTTCTACCGCGATGGTAATTTGCTGGCTATTGGAGAATATCGTAGAAGGTTTCACAACTTTGGCACATTCCCAGACTTTCAGTTTAGCCAAAAAAAGTTTGAAAAATTAGAAGCTCAAGGTAAAGAATATAAAGTTTCCGCTCTGTTTTTTGTGGAGTTTGACGATATATTTTTATACTTCTTAATTTCTGGTAAATATCCAACAAAAGTGATGAGACGTAACCATGAGGTGCGAACAGAGGAATGCGTTTGCATACCCAATAACAGCTTTCTTTATGTAAATGACTTATTACTATGATTTATAGAAACAAAAAATTACTTGAAATACTTAGACAATCCCCATGTCAGGCATGCGGTAAAGAAGACGGCACAGTCTGCGCGGCTCATTCCAATCAACTCCGTGACGGCAAGGGTAGATCCCTTAAAGCGCACGATTTTAGGGTGTCGGCTCTCTGTTTTCAGTGTCATTCCAAGCTGGATCAGGGTTTGAGCCTAAGCAAAGCAGAACGGGTTGAAATGTGGGAAGAAGCCCACCGCAAGACCATCGGCTGGCTATTTGAAAACGGCTATTTAGACGTAAAATAGGGTTGGCTGCCAGCAACGTAGACATCGCTTCACATACGTTGTTTTACAGGTGTTGTTGGCAGTCACCACTACATATTGACTTATTTTTGTATTTTGTGGTACATTTAGTGTGTCAGCCCACACTCTGACATGCACATTGTTTACCTAGCAGTTGACTTGTGCAACGCAAGCCTCGGATCTATGATCCCCAAAACCCCTAGACTAATCCTCTAGGGGTTTTCCTTTAATAAATATCTCTTGCAAATAATTTTTCTTTCGATTAATCTACTAAGGCTAGGTAGACAATGTGGACAGACGATTCAGTTCGTTTGTCTTCATTGTCCTCCTCGCGGTTTATATCGGACGGCTAAAAACATCAGCGATATAGATACAAGCGCAACTGGGGGATAGTAGATGTAACAGCGCACAAATCGGTGGCGAAGCTTAGATCCGATTCTACGAAAGTCTGGCGAGTGCTGTGGCTCCAATAAGCATACAGTTAAAGGCGCACTCTGGGAGGCTGGAGTGCGTTCACCAATCAGCATCTTGCTTTATCGCGTTAATGTTACATATATAACTAAAGGGAGGACGTGTGGAAAACTTCAGAAATTGGGAACTGATTTACACCGCCAAGCTGGTATCGACTTCAAATATCAACGTGGCACTGTTGCACGAAGTAATAGCTCAAGCATTACGGGATAACGCGGGTAGTATCGGCTATTTAATAACCGATGACGCAACCGATTTAATAAAAATAGATTAGTTTTGATATACTGTAAGACCAACTGCTAGGAAAAAAATGAAAGAATTAAACATATCTGATATACGTATCGATGGTGGAACACAGATACGTAAAGAGTTAAGCCTTGATAAAGTAAATGAATACGCGCAACAAATGGATGATGGGGTTGAGTTCCCACCTATAACAGTATTCTTTGATGGATCAAGCACATGGTTAGCCGAAGGATTCCATCGCCTATCTTCTGAAAGACAGCGTGGATCAACAACTATCAAGGCCAATGTAATCAATGGCACGATAGAAGATGCTACCTTATTCGCCCTTGGAAGTAACAAACATGGCCTGAACATGAGCGCGGAGGACTACCGCAGATCCATTGAGATCATGCTCCAGCATCCTAAATGGGGTGAGTGGTCTAACGCACAGATAGCCAAGCATATTGGCGTATCAGCCATGACAGTAGGGCGTGTAAAGAAAGAGCGTAACCCTGATAAACCAGCAAAGAAAACAACTTACACAGATAAGCATGGCAACGAATCCACCATGGATACATCCAAGATTGGCAAGAAGCCAAAGGATGAACCTAAAGAGGAACCAAAAGATGAACCAGAGGAGAAGCCTTACGATCCAACGGAAGAAAAGATGCGTGAACTTATTGACACCATCCAAAGCCTGGCAGATGAAAACACGATTCTCAGAGATAAGATCGCGGTTGGTCAATGGAACGCATCAGAGATCGAGAAGATTGATATTGAAGAGACTGTTGCGAATCTTAGAGAACAAATCCGTATTTTGGAAATTGACAATCAGGCATTACGAGAGAGTCGCGATATGTTTCAGAATAGAAATGCGGAACTTATAAAAACAATCAACTCAATGAAAAGAAAAAAGAAAGGTGAATGATGATTGATTACTCAGAATATATAACTAAAGCACATAAATTACTCAGAGGCATACAGGATCACGCTAATAAAAAAGATCACGATAAGGCATTTGAATTAGCATTTCATCTTGAAAACCTTTCTGCCATGTTAAAAGAATCATTGATTAAACAAAAATAATACCCACACCGCAGGGTTTGCGGAAGTTAAGGAACATAATGGAATTAAAGTTACGCGAGCATCAAGAGTGGGTCATTGATGCACTAAGAGATGGTTTTAAAGCGGGACATAGAACACAGTTACTTTATGCCCCAACAGGATTTGGTAAGACTGAAGTAGCTATCTCCTTGATGAAGGCTACATCAGACAACTACAAGAAGTCCTCGATGATTCTAGATCGTATCGTATTGGTAGATCAAACCAGCCTACGACTATCTAAATACAGGATCAGACATGGCGTATATCAGGCCAATCATTGGAAGTACGATACCTCAGAGCGTATCCAAGTATGCTCTGCGCAAACTCTAGAGCGTAGAAATCAGTTCCCTGATATTGATCTTCTTATAGTCGATGAATGTCACATTGCCCGTAAGAAGATCACCGAACTGATTACAGAAAACCCCAAGTTAAAAGTTATTGGATTGACCGCTACCCCTTTTACTAAAGGGCTTGGTAGCATCTATACCAATGTTATCTGTGCCTCTACAACGGGCGCGCTGGTCAATGGTTCATGGCTTGCACCCCTTAAAGTCTTTATCTCTAAAGAGATTGACATGAGCGGGGTCAAAAAGGTTGCTGGTGAATGGAGTCCAGATCAAGTAACAGAACGCGGTATGCAGATCACAGGGGATATTGTTACTGAATGGATTAGAAAAACCCATGAAGTATTTGGAAGGCCTCGTAAGACTATTGTGTTCTGTGCTGGTGTAGCACACGGGGCAGACTTAGTTCAACAGTTTGCCAATAAAGGTTATAACTTTGTTGCAATTTCATACAAGGACAATGATGAATTTAAAAAGGCTGCCATCGAGGATTTCGCCAAGCCCGACACAAGTATTCATGGGCTTATCGCTACTGATATTCTTACTCGTGGGTTTGATGTCCCTGATGTTATGGTTGGGGTATCAGCTCGCCCATTTAGTAAGTCACTTAGTTCTCACATTCAGCAGATAGGGCGCGTAATGCGACCATGCGAAGGGAAAGAGTTTGCCCTTTGGCTAGATCACTCAGGTAATTACATTAGATTTAGGGATGAATGGGATAGGATTTACGAAGAAGGTGTCCAAGATCTTCACAATAAAGAAGAGAAGACTAAGAAAGAACCTACTGAAAAGGAAAAGAAAGAGCAGAAGTGTCCTGTATGCTCCGCGCTATGGCCTAAAGGTAGTGATACTTGCTCTGCCTGTGGTCATGTAAAACAAAAGAAACAGATTGATGTAATCGCTGGTGAATTGATCGAACTTGGAAATATGGGAAGGACAGATCGTAATGAGAAACAAGTGTTCTATTCAGAACTATTACACATTGCTCAAGCGCAAAACTATAACCCTAATTGGGCAAGCCACAAGTATCGAGAGAAGTTTGGAGTATGGCCTAAAGGTCTAGTCTACATAACGCGCATCCCATCATTGACTACTAAGAATTGGGTCAAGCACAAGAACATAGCATGGGTTAAAGGTAAAAATAAACAGGTGAAAACAGCATGAGATTTGAGGACTTTGCAAAACAACATGGCCTCATACTGAGTGGTATCCAATTAGACCGCTGGATTCCAACTCCAACAGAGGATAAACCCCGCAGTAGTAACGGGCGGTATAAGTTTTTGGGTAATGTAGGATGGGTTCAGAATTGGGCTACCATGGATAAGCCAGCCACATGGTTTGCCAAAGGTTATTCGATTGATAGCCCTCAGATTAGGAAAAGTATTGATGAATCTAGGCATCGTGCTAGAGAATCTTCTGAACGCGCATCTAAAAAGGCGGGTTGGATATTGCATCAGACTGAGTTAAAGAGCCACCCATACTTGGCATCTAAAGGATTTCCTGATGAGCTGGGTAATGTATGGACTAAAGATGGGAACGATATCCTAGTTATACCCATGAGGATGGATAACAGGTTGGTAGGGGTTCAACTCATCGATCATGAGGGGGATAAGAAGTTCCTCCATGGTCAAACGACCAAAGGAGCATCCTTCTGCATGAACGCAAAAGGAGTCCCGATATTTTGCGAGGGTTACGCGACTGCGATCTCTGTTAGGGAATGTATGAAGGCGTGTAATATCCGCTATACAATCTATGTTTGCTTTAGCGCAAGTAACATGAAGCACATAGCGAGGACAGTCGGGGAGGGGATCATCATTGCTGACAATGACCCCAACGGTATCGGTGAGAAGTCTGCCAAAGATACAGGCCATCCTTATTGGTTGTCCGAAACAGTCGGGGACGATTTCAACGATTATCATCAGCGAGTGGGATCATTTCGTGCATCTCAAAATCTGAAGAAGGTTCTACTAGATTCAAAAGTCCGCATATCTTAGACAAATTAGCCTCGGTCTGCGACCAATATCTCTCACAGACTTTGCGCTGAAACTTGGCCTCAATCTGTCTGACCCGCTCTCGCGTAATGCCAAATGATTTACCAGACTGTTCTAAGGTCTTGCCTTGTGATCGGTGTTGAAGGATATCCCAATACCTATCCCTCAATGCTTGATCCTTGTGCCTAGCATACATAACCTCAAACTCTTCCCGCGTAGGGAAGTCCACCAACAGATAAGGGGTGGCCTCGTGCTGAGTGCTATTTCTAATTGGCACTTTTCCTAGTCCTTCCTTAAGATTAATCATCGTAGCTCCCATCTACTTGGCACGACTCTATATCTGTTACATCAATTAAATTCATGTCAATCAGGTTAGCCAATTCATCATGGGCTAACTCAATGGCCTCATCCTCATTAGGCGCGCTTACAGTAATGGTAGTTGATCCCGCAAAGTAAAGCGTTACTTCGTAGTCTTTAGGCATCTTTATCCTCACGAATCCAATCTAGATCAACTCCAATCATGTAATAGACTCTGCCATCTGCTAGTTTTACAGGGCAAAATGCGTGGCTATCAGGATCTTCGCCTGTATCACACTCGACTGCACCCTCTAAATCTTTTGCGCTTAGGTAGATAACATCCTCTAGGTTGTCATAGACAGTCCAACTCTTGCCAGCAGGAATTGTAATACCTTCCTCGGCTAAGTCTTTACGCATCCTCACCTGAGTGACAGGTTCTTCGTCATAGTCCTTTTCGCTTTCTAATTCTTCAATATAGTCTGGCCTTGGTTCTTTATGAAAAGTAATAACCAAATTCCCAACATCATCCCATGACATAGACCAATCAGCATGACCAAACTCTGCCTCGCAATACTCATCTAATAGATCGCTATTCATTTTGTTTCCCCAAGTTGATGGCATTCACAATCAAAGCATAGGTAATCGTTGATTACATCGCATTGGTTACAGTCTGGATTAGGTTCTAGTGGTAATCCTTTGGCTAAGTGTGCATCTATCAGATCGTAACGATAGTTAATCCATTGATCGCTCGTCATCTTGTCAATATCAATCATTTTTCCTCCGCTAATTGTTTAATTAACTTATCAATTTTTTTCCATGCTTTGTCAGCATCTTTGTCAATAGTTTGAGTTAAGTGTTCGTTTACTGTTAGCTCTGTATAGTATTCAATAGCACTTCTCAAATCACTTGCTATTCTTAATTTATCAATCATGCTATCTCCTTTCGTAGTCCTTTTACATGGTCAATCCATGCGTCTATGACATCCCAATTTATTCCTACTTCACAATCATGTTCTTTAATCATTAAGCGCAATACTTCCCGCGCCTCTTCATCTGATATTGCCTTACTCTCATCTTGATCCCAACCATTTGCTTTATCATGGATATCTGCAATGTGCCACCATTCAGCTACCCAATTAGGATCAAACGCGCGCTTGACTGCGCCTTCTGCCTCGGCCTTCGTTATATCTTTTGGCAAATCTACTTCAATCATTACTTTCATAATTCTCTTCCTTTAATCATGGCATCTGCATACTCATAAGATTTTTTCATTACTTCATCAGGATTAGTGATGTTCCATTGTCCTGTAAGAATTGCTTGCATCGCTTTTGAGGCAAAGTAATCTCTCAAATTCATGCCGTTATGCTCCTCATTAAACTGAGGGTTATATGGAAATGCTTTCATTCTGTCTCCTCTTCATCCGCAACATAAACTTCTTCGTAAATTGATTTAATAACTTCGTCCTCATGCTCATCAGCACAATATTCAATAACATCTTGAACTGTAAATTGGCCTACATGGATGGTTCTACCTGATACAAATTCGACCATGTAAACATTCTCAAAATCTGCGTCATAACTCATCTTCTTCTTCCTCTTCTTCTTCAAAAATATAGTAAGGGTATTCTTCAAACTCCAATTCGCATGGGTTCTTGGTAATAAAGTAATTAACCCTATTAACTAGGTGATACCCACTAGCGATATAAAGATTGCCATCATCGCCATCTACTAAAGTCCATACACGCGCGGGTTCAGTATTGGCTATGCTTAAAACATAATCAAGTTCTTCCCCGTAGGTTTCAAACTTGTCATAGGCCTTCTTATCTATATGGTTCTGCATGGGTTCGTACTTGGCCTCCCACGCGTTTAGTTGATCTTCCCAATTAAGCATCTTGTACCTCACTTCCTAAAGTATTTGAATAGGTTGTATTAATAGAATCGGCATCTTCCATAGCGTAATACTTCTCTTGTGCTATTTGATGAGCCTCTTCCTTGCTTTCAGCATCAACATAAAAACCATGATCCTTCGTGGATTCCTCGGTAAAAATCACAAAATATTTAGGCATTTTTACTCTCCTTATACGATTCATCTATATCGGCCTCAATTATGTGCCATTCATAAGTAGGGCTAAACTGCGCCTCTGCTAAATCAATGGCATCTTGTTGGCTCTCGGCCTCGACAATCTCGGTGCAATAGCTTGCGTAAACTACTCTATATGTTGGCATTTCAATCTCCCGTTAAGTTTTTTCAATATCTTTCACAACTTCTGTAATACTTCCTTCGTAAAATTCCCAATCAGTTTCATAGGAATCGTTTTCAATCTCTGCATCCATGATTAAATCTCTTGCCTGATCTTCGTCATCGGCCTCAACTTCAATTTCAAAATACTGTTTTCTAATCATTACTCCGCTATATATAGTCATTTCACACTCCCAAATCTTCAATAACAATTTCAAACTCTTCCTCTAAATCCTCGATTTCTTCATCGGTCAAATTCTCATAACATGGGGTAAGGTCATAATCCCACCCACCTTTACCTTCATCATCTAGGTCATACCAATAAGTGACCTCAATCTTTGTGCCATCTACATCAACGATATAAGTCGCGTTTACTGTCTTTGATATCAATACAGGGTCTTTAATTTTCATTTTTGATTCCTCTTTCAATTAAATATGTTCCAATAATTTCATCAATATCTTCGCTATGCTCTGTAATAAGTCCTTTGTTGATAATATCTAGTGCAATATCAACAATGTTCCAACGCGACTCTGCTCTAGGGGAATTGTTTAAACTATCCCCCACTTGCCATGCGACTTCTACTGCAATTTCTAACATCGTATTAGTTTTCATTTTGGCCTCGTGCTAAGTGGTTATTAAAATTCCAGCTTTCTCCATCGTCTAATTGGATCAGTTGCAAGCGATCCCCTAGTCGATCAAGATAGACTCTAAAAAAATCCTTATCTTGTGCAAAATTCTTGCTCGCGTATAGGACTCTATCTTGCTGAAATATGTCGCAAAAATAATAAATTCTCATTTTTAGCCTCGCGTTTAGTGGTTAATATCGTTTACCATCTTCGGTAAACTCGTACTCATTGATAATCAGCATTTCATCTACTGCCTCGTTAGAAAACTGATAGTCAATATCTTCTGTGATTGCAGATAGCGCGCTCTCTAGTGCTTGTTGAAATGCGTAAAGCGCATCGCCTGTTTTCTTAAAATTCTCATAAAACGAATGGATCATTGTTCCATCTAACCATAAGCCCGACTCAGGGAAATAGCCCTTATCATTTAATTGCTTGGCCTTGGCAAGGGTATAGCCTCGGAAGTGTGAACTCTCGGCATTGGTTTTGAGATATTCCCCGCGCCCACCTATACTCCAGTCCTTCAAAGTAACCCCAAAGTGAGCGCAAAACTCCTTAATACTCTTAATGTTCTCATCGTGCCATGGGTAGTCTGTGATATTGCGCCACCAATCGCGCGCGCTTTCCTTTGCGCTATCCTCAAGTTCTTCAAATAGGTATATCTTTTCTTCTACTACTCTCATAGTGATCTCCTAGCAGTTGATTTGACTAAGACAATCTCGCGACTGTTTCGGGTATAAAACCCTCATCGGTTAGCCTCGTTATGGGTGCTTTTTTCTCCACCATGTAACCATTCATTATTAGCCTCAACAATTGGCATAGTGATATATAGGTCATCAGTAGTTCCGCCCCATTGTTGCCAAGATTCATAGCAAGATTCCGCCTTGATCTTCGCGCCATTGGATAGCGTAATTTTTAGCCTCCTTCTGCTTGGTTGATTTTCATACAGAAATTCTATTTTTTTAATCGTTGTCATTTTTGGCCTCGTGTTGGGTGCTAATTTCCCCAGTTTTCATAATCAATCTTTTAAGCTCTAAATCCCGCTCGTCCCAAATAATATTTAAATCTACCCTATCGGTTAATTCGTCTACCATTTGAATATCCAAAATGTCGTGATCCTCCCAAATAAAAACGGGTTTTTCTTGGTCACAATCTTGAAGTGCTTTTATTAAGT